CCAACAGATTACTACAACGAAAGTTATAAATAAGAATAACTATGAAAGGACAATATGTAATAATAGACCTACGAAACATGGAAGTTATGAAAGATTATTGGGGGCATATAATACACTACGACACAGAGGAAGAAGCTTGTGAAACCTGCGGAATGTATGAGTTTGAAAATGCTTGGGTGATGCAATTAATTTATAATCACACAGAAAAATAATAATATGAGTACAACATTCGGAATACCAAAAGAGCCTATTGATATAGAGCTAGGAGATGCAGATGGAATATTTTACTACATCAACCCAGATATATTTGAGAAAGTATTTTTTAGAACTATGAACAATAGTAGGTGGCTAAATGATTTAGCTAAATTTTTGCCTAATGAAACAAAAGTATATGCATTAGATAACACTCAGCAGGGAGTATATACAATCTCAGATATTAAACAACTAATGAAAGATGCCGAAAGTAACGATTGAATTTAACACTATTGAAGAGCAGCATGAACTAGAGTTATGTATTAATGCTAGTAAGTGGTATAGTATAGTTTGGGATTATAGCCAGTATTTACGAACTAGATTAAAGCATGAAGCATTATCAGATGACGCTTACAAAGCTATAGAAGAGGTTCGAGAAAAACTACATGAACTACTAAACGATGAAGGATTAAAACTAGATTAAAACTAAACAATGGACTTAAAAATAAAAAAAATAATCGAGCAAATAAAGCTACTTAATGATAGCGACTTTGAGGCTATTAATAACATAATAGACGAACAGGACATGAATGGAGAGACAAAGACACTAGCGAACTCTAATAGACGTATAATGACCTTATTTACTCAGCTGTATTGGCAGATAAGGCAGGAAAAAAATAGGTTTATAAAATAATATTTTGAAAATCTGCAAAGGAACTGGAAAGGCTAAGGGCAAAGGCTGCGGCAATCAATTGCAATATGCAGAGCGTGGTGGTATGAAAGTCTATTTTTCAAAATACGGATTAGGTACAAGCGGCTGCCGATGCTTTTATTCATGGTTTGAAAGTCCTGAGCCTATTAAAAAAGTAAGTGATAAAAGGAAGTCTGAGAATAAAGAATACACTAAACTAAGAAAGTTATTTTTAACTGAAAATGCCATTTGTTTTATAGAAGGCTGCAATAAGATAGCCGACACAATAGAACATACCGCAGGGAGAGGTAAAAACTATCTAAACGTAGATACTTGGAAGCCATGTTGCTTAGAGCATAACTTGGAATTAGAAAACAATCCAGAGTTAAGCAAAAAATATCAGCTATCAAAAATTCATGGAGGTAAAAAAATAGACAAATGAAGCACAACGAAAGTAAATTGCAGATAGCCTGTGTGAATTGGTTTAAACTTCAATACCCAATGTACATTCTTTTTTCTATTCCAAACGGAGGTCGCAGAACTTTGATAGAAGCAAAAATATTAAAAGCAGAAGGTACTATGGCAGGCGTTGCAGATTTGTTTCTAATGTATGGGAATAAAGAGCATAACGGACTATTCATTGAAATGAAGTATGAGAAAGGTCGGCAGTCAGATTCCCAAAAGTTATTCGAGCGCAAGTGCAAAATATTTAACTTTAAGTACACCATCTGCTATACATTTAGCGAGTTTCAAAACACTATTAACGATTATATAAACAACAAATGATACTAGAAACAATATTAAAAGAACGCCAAAAGCAAGGCTATACCGTAGCTCAGTTAGCTAAACTCATAGGAAAATCAGAGCCGACTACGCACCGATATTTATATGGTGAAGTCAATATAAGTTTAGAAGATACTTTGACTATTTGCGACTTTTTAGGAATAGAAATTGACCTTAAAATCAACCCAAAAGAGCATAAAAAGAACTTTTTTTTACTAGCTAAATAAAATATTTTAAGTTTTATCTTATTATAAATCAACAACTTAGATATATTTAAGTTTTTTTAACTTGCATATATTTAAAGTCGATGTATATTTGCACTATAATTAATCACAAACTAAAATTAATCACAATGACATCAACAGAAACAAAGTACACTACAAAACAAATAACAATCAAGAATACAAAATGGTCTGTTCTTATTGTATCTGGTAAAACAAATTATGTATCTATCAAAAAAATAACTGCTAACCCTTATCATTATTGTTCACCTGGCAAAGAGTTTAAAACATTTGCAGAAGCTCAGCAATACTATAAGAATCCTGAAATGAAAATAGCATTATTAGGCTTAGAAATAAATAATTAATAACCAAGTGGAGCAGCATACTATAAACTGCAATCATTAATTAATCACAAACTAAATAAATAATCATGTTAAAAAATTTCACAAACAATTTAGAAGCTACTGCATACGGCTATGCCTTAGCAGCATTAATCACCTCAGAAACTGACTGGAAAGCAGAACCTACTATCATAGCAGTGTCCGCAGAGACTGATAGCAGAGTCAAACTTATAGTTAGTTATGTAGCTGGCATGACTAATTGCGGTCATAACGAAGACGAATGCGATGACATTATCGAGCTAACTACATTTCACTTTATAGACATCGATTCTATTGACCTAGTTACTGAACTTGATAAGTTAACTAATTTCTTTGAGGGTTTGACCTTTGACCCAGAATATAACGGAAAGGACGATACAGATTATAGATAACATTTAAAATTATAAGACATGAACGTATTCACACAAACATTAACCGAACTAGATAGCCTTATGGATAGCGCACAATCTATAATTGATAATTATAAACCAAAATGCGATAAACTAGAACTACTCGAAGACATTCAGGAATACTTTGAGCGCAAAGAAAATCAAAAGTCAATGCCATTATGGTTGACAGTAAGAATCGAAAAAGTAATTAATCACAATAAAACCAATTAACAATGAAAAATTTATTCAAAGCATTAAGCGAATTTCAAAACGAAGTACCAGTTATTTTAAAAGACACTAGCGGATACGGCTATAAATTTGCCGACCTTCCTGCAATCTTTAAAGTCATTAATCCGCTATTAAAAAAGAATGGTATAGGCTTTACTCAGCTAGGTGAAGGCAAATCTATTAAGACTATTGTATTCCACATTGAAAGCGGTGAGACATTAGAAAGTATCTTTGACATTCCACAAGGCGTGCAACTAGCCAAAATGAATGAGTTTCAAGTATTAGGCTCGGCAATAACTTATATGAGACGCTACGCACTTAGCTCGGCTTTAGGTATTATAACAGATAGTGATATTGATGCAGCTGGCGAACAAATAAAAGTAGACCACTCTAAGATTTTATCGGATATAAGTAAAATAAATAATGAATCTAAATTGTACGAATACCATAAACAAGAGTTAAAGTCAACATCAAATGCTGCAATACTTGAGCTATTAAACAAAAGAAAATTAGAAATAAATGGAAAATAAAGGCAGATTCTCAGCAAGTGGCGTTTCGCGTCTTTGTAGTGAAGGAACTGGAGCTACAAGGCTAGGGTATATTTATGAAATAGCTTTAGCTTTAGTAGACTGCAAACCAGATATTACCACCAGCGCAATGTATCACGGTATCAATAACGAAGCCGCAGCCTTAGATATACTTATTAATGTCAAAGGCGGTCAGCATAACTTTAATTTTGAGACTGGAAGGCAACAATCATTCAAAGTAAATGACTATTTAAGCGCAACTCCAGACGCTTATGAGGAAGGTATATGGACAGGGGACGCCAAATGCCAATACTCAATAAAAGGATTTTTAGAGCAGAACTCCAAAATATCGAAAGCATATAACTACCAAGTTCAAACTCAGATGCTCGCATTGAAAGTTGACAAAGCCTATCTAATTAACTACCTAACTAAGCCTGAGAAATTCGGACAAGACGATTGGACTGAATATCCGTTCCCATTAGAAGACCGATTTTACATTCATGAAATAAGCAAAGATGAGGCTATCTGTGAGGAGATTTTGACTAAGGCGGAACAATATCACCCTATGATAAATATCGCTTATCAGCAAATGGGAAACGCTACTATTTTAGATGAAATGGAGTTTTTCTATAATCAGCTAAAAAATGGCGTGTACTATAAGTCTCTGAAAGATTATTGGGTGAACAACGATACGGAAGTATTTAGATTTGACAATGAATTTTACATAACCAAAAAATAAATTTTAATCACATGAAACATTTAAGACCATTACACTATTTACTATTGATAGGCTCACTTATCCTATCAAACCTCATTTTTATTTGCACTACTTTTGATGTAGCTCAGCAAAGAGACGAACTAAAAATATTCATTAAAGACCAAAAGGAAACCATAGACGGTCTATATGAGATTTTAGAATACAAAGACAGTTTAATTAATAATTAATATATTTGCACAGAGTTTTGTGATTAATTCTCTTTGGAGGGTCGGCTGGGTGCAAAGCCTAGCGACCTTCTTTTTTTAATCACTTACTAAAATTAATCACAAAAAAATGAACATAGACAAGTTAGAGAGATTTAGATACGTATTAAGCCTTACAGATTGTACGGAAGACCAGATAACAAGTCCTTCAAGGCGAAGGGAGATAGTTAATGTTAGGCAGATGCTAATGTACTTTTGCGTAAACGAATTGAGAATGGGACTTAGGGAGACTGGTTCATTTATGGGAAACAAAGACCATAGCACAGTTATTCATGGTCGAGATAAGTTCATGCAAATATTATCTTTGCCGCATAAAGCCAATTACGAAGCGCAAAGGTACAAGTCAATTCTAAATAAATATCATGAAAAATATGGACAAATGCCTAAAAATCACTATATTTGTGCAGATAAAATACTAGATAATATGACTGCCGAGCTGATAGAATTGAATGCAAAACAAAATCAAAATCCAATGCAA